AAATGCTCTTTCTTGTGCACACGCCCGACAATCGTACACCCGGCTGGGCGCCAGACTTGACGGCAGTACATGCCGCCGTGAAAGATGTGCTCGGTCGGCGGTTCATACTGCGGCATCTCCATCATGGCGTCTTGCAACGCCTGCACCGACTCTCGCATGTGCGCTGGCACTTGCGGGGCGGGCTTAGCGAGGATGCCGGTGTACTCTACCTTCACTGCGTTACCTCCCGGCCACTGACGCGCATGTTGATCGTGGTGGCCGCGCTCGCTAAGGTCGAGATGAACCCACCAGGGTTCAGCACTTGACCGACCAGCTCAGGGAAAGTGTAGACCTCGCTAGGCTGTAGCGTCTTGGTCTTGGTGACTAAGTTCTGGTTGCCTGCCGTGTCGCCGTTGGTGACAAGGTTGACCGACAGCGAGGCAGCAGACGCGCCGTAATTGGTCGCGGTGAATTTGTCGATAATGGTGGTGACGCCCGTGGCGGTATATTGCGTCGTTTGCGAGTTCTCGACGATCTTCGCGGGGACGATGGCTTTTACTGTGACAGTCACAATTTACTCCTTGTCATTTCTATTTTCGAGCTTTTTAAAGATAAGCCCAAGTGTTCGGTCGACCTTGTTAAAGCCCTCACGCATATCATCTTTGATCTCGCGGATAGCTTCTTTAAAGTCATCGCGGCGCACGAAGTCGTCGTGCATCTGCTTATCAAGTTCTTTGATTTCAACACGCACGTCTCTTATGGCCTCCCAAATAACTTTTAACATCCACCCGATGACGGCGCCCCCTATGCCGATCATCCAATCAAAAATATTCTGCGAATCCATACGCCTGCTCTACTGTTGAACCTGTGTAACCGACAGCACTATCGCGGGTGCTGCTGGCGCGAAAGCCGTTGCGGCTACGGTGCTAACTGTTACGTTAGTGTCATCGGCTGCAAAAGCCATTTCAACGTAATCGTTGGCCGCTAAAGAAATAGTTTGGTTAAGCGTAATTGCAATGTAACCGTTATTGATGTCGGTTGTCACTAATCTGGCTGAATTTGGTATAACCACACCGTTCTTTTTAAACCAAATCCACACGTTTTTAGTCGAAGAATTGCCACTTGTTAATTGTACCGGCGCATTAAACTGGTACAAACCTGATTCTGGCACGACGATTCTAGAAGTAGGTGTGCCAATGGTGACACCGTTGCCGAGCTGAATCGAATCAAAAGTCAGCAAGTACTCAGTGTTAATTACTAAGGGTGATTGGTTAGTGGTTTTAAGTATTACTGCGTAGTATTGCACTTGCTCGATGGTGGGGCGCACAAAAATAACGCCGTCTGTGGCGTCTGAGACAATGCAAGCCGCAAGCACAATAACATTATCCGGCGCAGTGGGTTTGACGTTGGTAAACGCCCCAGTTACAGTCGGCGATGCGTAAAGAACGTCGCCCACGGCAAATGCGCTGGTGTCCAGACCCCGTACAAATCCGAATGTCGTGCAGTAGCCTTTGTCCCCTGAGTCCGGCAAGTCATGCGTCATCACGCCAAGAATGTACAGACTGGATTGTACGCCGTCAGCCAAATACGGTTCGACCAGTAAAGCGTTAGTTGTAGCACCTGCGAATCCCACGACCGTGCCGTTGGGTATCGTCACGCCTGTCGTGTTGCCCACACGAGCGTAGATTTCTTGCCCAACCTGTTGAACAACACCGTACTCCATGTCCAAATCTAGCGTCTGGTCGGTGTTATTCCAGCCTAGCCGACCAACGCGAGCCGCAAAAGGGGCGTTTAATTCAAAGTCGACGTAGTTGGTATTGACCGTGTTGTGCTCTTGCGGCAGCGGTGACTGTTCTACTGACTGCAACTGCTGGGCAATTAGGGCTGTGACGTCCACACCGGCTGGGGTCGTGTCGCCCGAGCGCTGGTCGATAACGACCTCGATCTCGTCAACTGTCACGCCCGGTGGGCCTTTCTGAAGATCGTTTAACGACACGGGATTGCTGCCGCCGCCTGTCAAAACAAACAGGTTTTCGAAAAAGCGGAACCACTCCCGCGACACTTGACCCGTGCGCTGGTCGATTAGCGGCACTCTAGGCGCCGGGATACGAGTGACGTCTAGTAGCGTCGTCATCAGTACCTCGTTGGAGTTATGCCGAGTTCTGCGCCGGTGATGATGATCTTGACCGGATCCGTACCGCTGACTTCGTACACGCGATCGCGCAGCTTGTCTGTCATGCCGAGCCTGCGCCAGAGCGTGCGAAAGCCGAACTGACCGATCTTGCCCATCTTGCGCCAATGTTCATACGACCAAGTGTGACCGCCGTCATCCGACCAGCGCAGCATGACCTCGGGGTCAGAGCCTTGGCCAGTGACGATGCCGACACCTGTCTCGCAGTCTAGCTGCAACGTGTGTTGCGCTGTGCGGTTCAAGTTGTTGGTGCCCGTAGGCAGCGCCCGCCACGAGCGCAACCAGCGCTGCGGTGAGCCGTTGTCAGCGTAGACGTCCAAGCGCAAAGCGTACAGGTTGCCGTTGGCAAAATCGCCAACGATTGTCTCGTTGTTGTAGAACACTTGGCAGTTGCCACGATGGCGCGTCCAGTCGCCGTTGTTCCAACCAGCGCGCTCGTGCCAGGCTTGCGTGGCCACGTCGTACACCCATGTCGTGTCGGCATTAGGGAAAACCAGAACATAGAAGCTGTGGCCGTCCTGCTGGTAGGTGTAGCCAATCGCGTCCGACATGTCAGCGTATTGCTGGAGCTGCCACTCGATTGCGTGAGTCGAGATGCGCTGGCCGGTGTAGCCACTGGCGCGGTAAACCATGCCGTGGCCACGAGCGTCGCGCCCAAGCCAGAACAGACCGTTGTCCATCTTGGCAATCGAGTATGGTGCAGCGCACCCTAGTTCGTTAAACGCACCTTGGATGCGTTGCAGCGGAAAGTCAGCCGTACCGGCGTTGTACCAGACTTCAACCGAGTTGGTGCCGTAGACCCAGACTTCGCGGTGATCGACGATGATGCCGACCACGTTGTCGGGCGCGCCTTCAGCTGAGGCAAAGTCCAGCGGATCAATGGCCGTGCCGTCCAATAGCGACGTCACCCAAATCAACTGACTGTTAGGCTGGTTAAATACAAAGTAGCCATCCAGATAGCCAACGGTTACTGCGCCGGGGAAATCCGGGTCGGTGATCTGCTGGAAGACGTCAGTCGTTGCGTTGTAGATATAGCTCGGGCCATTGGCCGCGATAAAGATCTGCGTGCCGTTGTCAGCCATGCTGACCGGCCCCGTGCCTGCCACGGTGCCTAAGTTCGTCGCCGTGTAGCTGGAGTCGAGCTTGTACATGGTGTTGCCGCAGACAGCGTACAAGTAGTCGCCAAGCGCCCACAGACCACGCACTTGCTCGACGCCAAGGCCTAGCGTAGTGAGCGTGGTCAGTCCTGGTGCGCGCTGCAAGAACGCTGGTTCTTTGCCACCTTCAGGCACAACTTCAGGAAACAAGTTGACCATCCGGTTGTCAGCCGCATTGACTGACCGTGCCACATACGCGCTGCCAAGAATCGGCGTCTTCATGCTGCATTGCCCGTGTAGACGTTAAAGCGACGGTTGGAGTAGATCAACGGATACGGCACGTTTAGCTTGTCGTTCGGGTTGTTGATCCGCTTGATGTTGCGCTTGCTCGCCATAGCGATGCGCATGACTTGCGGTGTGGGTTCCACGCCAAACTCAGGCGCTAGTTCGCAGGCCAAGTTATAGCGAAACGCCCGCAAGTAGCCCGGCGGGAAAGCCAAGTCGGTGGCAAGCGTAGCAGGCTGCGTCAACTCAACAACCGAGACGATGTGCCACTCCAAGAGTTTCAAGGGCACCGGGTAGACGGTTAGCGTCACGTCCGGGTAGGTGTCGTTGACCCAGAGCACTTGCGGAAACGAGCTGGTAACGCTCTTTAGCGCAATGCCGTTGTACTGGTCTTCGTTGATTAGCTGGATGCCGTAGGACAGCCCGGATGTGGTGTCTTTGAAGTACGTCGACGAATCGACTTGCACGGGGCGCGTACCGACAAAATCGCCCGTCGGGCCAATGGTGCGCGAGGCAACCATCGCTGGCCAGTTGAAAATCTGCTGTTGCGTGGCGTAGACCGCTAAGCGCTCGGTGTTCCACGACTCGATCATCTGGTTCATGGCCGCAAGCGAATCTTGCGCAGTGTCCGCAGAGGGTTCTTCACCTTCGGCTAACTGACCGATCAAACGCAGCGATCCTTTGATGATGTCCCCTGCTGTGGCCATGCTTAATCTCCTTGCGGTTCTGCTCGTGGGCGTCCGCGCCCGCGCCGTGATGGCAATGCGTTAACGACAGGCTCGGCGGCTTTTTCTGCCTCCATGCGCTGCTCTGCTTCCTGTAGCCGAGCTTGCACGCCAGGCGTGAAGATCTTCCAGCCATTGGCCATGTCCGCGCGCGCCTCGTCGACGTTGGTTGCTACTTTAGCGCCGTGCTTGGGGTGGGTCAAATAAATGTTCGGCATAAGCGTAAAGAGGCTAGGCGCAAAGCACCTAGCCATCCTATCAAGAGATTAAGAAACGGCAGCGAATTGCCACTTGGAGCCGTCTGAGTAAAACAGTTTGCCAAGGCCGGTGGCATTGGTTGTGATACCCAGCGAACCCGTAGGAGCGCTCGTTGTCGTTGTGTTGGCGGTAATCGCCGTGCTCAAGATGTACACGCCAGCGTTGGTGTTTGCTGCTACTTCGTTTCCAGTTGTCTGGATCGTTGAAGCAACAACACCACCGTTTGCGACGACTGCACCTGACACCGTAACGCTGTCAAGCTCAGGGTCAGCATACGCCACGCCGATAGGCTTGTTGTTTGCCATGATTCTGTCCTTTCAAAAACGGGGGCAAAGCCCCCGGTTACTTAGGCTACGACAGCAAACTGCCACTTGGCGCCATCGGAGATGAACATTTTACCAACGCCTGTGGCATTGGTCGTTACACCGATAGAACCAGCAGGAGCTGTTGTCGTCGTGGAGTTAGCCGTAACAGCCGTGTCCAAGAAGTACAAACCAGCGCCTGTGTTAGCGAGCAGCGTGTTACCGCCGAGTGTTTTAGCTTCATTGACGTTGCCATCAGAGGTCTGGTAGCCGTCACCAACTTTCGGAAGTGCCATGATATTTTCCTCGAAAAAGAGTTGACGGGGGCCGTAGCCCCCACGTCAGGGTTAACCCCACATACGGACAGCCATCTGCGGACGAATCACACCGTAGCCGTAGAGCACGTCGATACGACATGGCATACGGTCGTTGTTGATGTCGTACTGGCGAACGATACGCATCGAGATGCCGTTATGAACTTGGCGCGAAGCCATGTCCACGCCTTGAGGCATGAGCAAGTCGGCGGTAGCGAACGTGATGGCGTCTTTGTGGTACACCAGGTTCTGAGCGTACTGACCACCAGAAGCACCAACGAACACGACGTCCTTGCTGTTGCCTGGGAGGCTAACCATCGTAGCCAAGGCTTGGTTTGCCGAGTACATCGGGGCAACCGTGATGTCGCCTTCGCCGGAGCTACCCAAAGTCACGTCAGCCAAAGCGACGAACTGGAACAGCGAGCCGGTGGATTCACGGGTCTGGGGGTTAACTGCGTAGCAGTCAGCGATGGTGAAGACGTCGCCAGCCTTGACCGTGTCGGCGTTTCCAGCGCCGGTGATCGAGATGGTCGTTGCACCTTCAACCGACACAGCAGCCGAGGTCGAACCGCCAATAGCGTCGCGTGTGCCGCAAGTGAACTGTTTGATCGACTGAGACATGTTGATTTCTTCGTAACCCAACACGCCCATGCCCATCATGCCGTTCTTGAACTGGCGCGAGATGGTGTCGGTGGGGTTGAACAAACCTTTCATGCCTTCAACCAAAGCAGCGTTGGCAGCTGGGTTGACCGTGGCAAAGCGCGGGGTCATGACAGCAGCGGCTTCGTTCAGTTTCTGCTGAGCTTGCAACAGAACCAAAGACGTAGCAGGCGTCGTGCCGGGCGTGCCGACCGAGTTGCCGATGTCGACAAACGAGTTGCAGACGTCAGCGTCGATCGAAGCGGCCAACTGGCTGATACGAGGCTTTAGCACGCGCTCAGCAAAGTCGTCCAACTGCATCGTGAGTTCAGCAGACGTGAAGTTGATGCCGATGTGCTTCTGGCTATCAACAGTCAACGTGGTGAACTGTTCGTTGTCGTCCTGCACTTGCAGCGCAGCACCGTCGGTCACGAGAGCGCGATCCGGTAAGCGGATACGCAGCGTGGAACCGATTTTAGCGCCGTTAACGGCGAAAGAGTCGTCATACTGACGGTTTACATTGCGGGTGACTACCAGGTTGTTCTCGAGGATTTCGAGGGATTTCCGGGTAATCATGTCAATGGTTAATAAGCTATTGGCCATGATTTAGTCCTTAAAAGTTAGCGGTTGCGTTGCGCTTCCCACTTTTTGATTTGCCTCATACGCTCGGCTTCGATCCATTCCGACGTCGACATCTCTTTCAGAGATCGCGGGTCGGTGGTGTCAACTGCCTTGCCTAGACCGCGAGCGGTCACAGGGGCAATCGGCGCGGGGGCGCTCGACGTTTTCTTCACGGGAGGACTGTCGGCGAGTTTCACCTCGAGCTTCCCAAGTTCTTTTGCCTGAAGATAGGGCGGCAGTTTGGAAATGCGATCAGCCTCTCTCGGGTTGGAACCAAGGTAGTACGCTACATCTGGCCCAACATCGGAAGCGCGGATCGTTTCAGCCATCACGGTTGTGATTGGGACGTTCGGGTTGTAGGCGACTTGTTCAAAGTCATCGTACTTGCCCCGAGCTTCTTCTTCACGCTCGTGGTAGGCCTCGAGCATTTGCGCTTGCTGCTGCTGGACTTGCCGTTGCTGTAACAGTTCCTGGGCTTTGCGCTCTGCCAATGCTTCAGCATACGCTTCTACCGATTCAAACTGGTCAGCAGGAGGCACTTCTCGCGGCATGACAGGTTGTTCCTGTCGCATACGCATTTCTCGTTCCCACTTTCGCTGTTCTCTTGCAAGCCGTTTGCTGACGATTGCATCGAGTTCTTCTTGTGTGAAGGACTTGCTGCTTTCTGTCTGCTCTGCTTCCGGCGCTTGTGCTTCTTCAGATTCAGGGGCCGCCGTGGCTTCCTGTTCTGGCGCGGGTACTTCGGGTACTTCCGCTAAGTTTTGAACTTCATCGCTCATTTTGGCTTGATTCCTGAAGAATCCCCGGTCTACTGGGCCGGTACAGTGTAAATATACAGCTAAATTCTTGATTAGGCTACCAGGCTGTGCACTCCGTACAACCCTGCGCCTACTAGCCCACCGATAATTGTTGCGACTGCATCCCAGCGATCCGGTGTACCAAAGCCCATCGAGTCATACGCTTCTTTTAGTAAG